AAAGTAAGTATTTTTCCGTCATGGATTTTAGAACAATTAAAGAGGAATATAACAGCATTTATAAGTCTGCCCCTCAGAACCTGTCTGAAGAGACTGAGGAACTTGATCTGATTGATGAAGAGTATGAAGCAGAACTTGATGCTCTGGTTGATGAAGATCTTTTAGAAGAAGTTGTTCTTGAACTCCTTGACGAAGGTCTGACTGAGGATCAAATTGTTGAAGCATACGAAGAGTTGATTGAGGCGAGAGTCACTTCTGATGCTGATCGTAGTGGTGGTGGTTCTAAGGTAACCTCTGGATCTGGTTCTAAAATGGCGGCAGCATCTAGACTTGCTCGCATGAAGAGTGCTAAGAAGATTGCTAACGCAAAAGCGAGAAAGGAAAAGGTAAAGGGTGCTATTGATACTGTAAAGACTACTGCATCTAATAAAGTTACCAAGGCAAAGTCTAAGATTGCCATGGGTGCTCTGAAGGCAACTGGAACTAAACTGAAGGGTAAGAAGGGACAAGACCTGTCTTACAATCAGACCATGACTGGTTATAAGTCTGTAAGAGACAAGGCGAAGTCAGCGATTAAAGCAAAAGCAAAAGCAAAAGCAGCGGAAGCAGGTAACAAGGCAAAGTCTGCTGCTAAGGCAGCAGGAAGCGCAGCGAAGACTGGTGCAGCAACTGCTGTAGGTGCTGGTGTAATGGCAGGTAAGGCAGCGAAGGACGCTGCAAGTTCTGCTAAGAAGGCAGTCAAGCAAAAGGCAGCATCTGCTGCAGTCTCTGGATATGCTGCTGCAATGTCTGCTAAGGATAAGGTATCTAACGTTAAGAACAAAGCAAAGCAATCTATCAAAAATAGAATTGCTCAGGCGAAGCGTAACGTTAAGGGTGCAGTTGGTAAAGCAGCACGTAAGGTTGCTGACAAAGCAGGTGGCGTTGCTACTAAAATGGGTGAAGAGACCAACTATGATTTAATTCTTAAGTATCTCTACCTTGAGTGTCATGCTGAGACTTTGGAAGAGGCGGAGAAGGTAATGGTTGACCTCACTCCAGAAGATATCCAAGTGATTCTAGAGAACTGCTAAACTAAATACTTTATTAAGAGACCTCCGAAAGGGGGTCTTTTTTTATCTAAATATGCTAAAGTGGATGATATAAATGGTAGATTATGAAAATCCTTGGATCTACATGGAACGAGCTTTTGATAGTGATGATGTTGGGGACTACTTTGGCTTTGTTTATAACATTACCAATCTCACAAACCAACGACAGTACATTGGGAGAAAGTATTTTTGGTCCTTCAGAACACCAAAGGGAAAAAAGCGCAAAGTAAAACAAGTATCGGATTGGAAAAAGTATTATGGGTCTTGTCCAGAACTTAAGGAAGACGTTATCAAATTCGGTAAGCAGAATTTTAGCAGAACTATTATCAGCCTTCATAAGACGAAGGGCAAAACTAATTTTGAGGAAACCCGACAGTTATTCGGAAACAATGTCCTCACCGAGTCGCTTGACGACGGGACTCCACTCTTCTACAATAGCAATATTCTCAGCAGGTACTACCGAAAAGATTATTATGGGAGAACCGACGACTGAAGATCTGGTCAAACAAGTTCACTCGTGGGCAATTGACAGAATCTCTGATTTGACTGAAGGTGGTGCAAGTTCTACTCGTAAAGTTTATGATGCTCTTGCTATTTGTGACGAATTCAAGGAATGGTTTGAGGATGATGACGATGGAGAAGACATCGAAGTCATGTGCATTGAGGAGTATTGACACATAAATAATTAAATCCCAACAAGATTGGGACCACCCAAGAGCAACACCTTGACAGATACCAAATCTGATATTATCATTCTGGTTTGCTTGTTGGATACCTAGCATTTTCAATGTCTAACTTAACTAGGGATGTATTAATTAAAGCCGTTGTTGCGAACGAAATGAAATCATGCGACGGTTCTGATTACACAGAACAACTTAAGACCAAGTACCATTACTGGGAACATGCCTCAAGTCAGGATCTCTGTATTAAGTTCAATCAACTAAATAACACGCATCTAACTGTTGATGCACTAAAACCATAAATAATGAAGCCTTAGCTTCTTATTCATGCCAGAAGAAATCAAGAAAGATGATCCCAAGAAGAAAAGTATTCTTGGAAAGATGAAGGAGGCAGCAAGTGACAAGGAAGAGCAGCTTGATATTTTGTCTACTTTTGTTAGGCTCGGCATCCTTATTTGGTCTGGGGGAATACTTACGCTGGCATACATTCAGTTACCACCCGTACTCGGTATTCCAGAGCAAAAACTAGATCCAACTTTTATAGCCAGTGTCTTCACGGGGGTTTTAGCTACTTTTGGTGTCCAGGCAGCAAAGAAAGGTGGTGATGGTGGTGCCAAAGGAAATGTTGGTATCAGTAAAGCAGATATGGAAAGATTGATTGCTGCTGCAGCACAAACTGCACCTGCACAAACTATTCGTATTGAACAGGCACCAATTCAGTTCACCACAAAGGATGGTGAACCACCTGTATCTTCTGCTATTGACAAACCAAAACAACCTTGATACACTTTGATGAACAACTTGAGACCTGTTATGACCGCTGCAACATTAGTGGGTGCTATCAGTGTTAGTGCTATTGCTACTTACACTGCGTTGACCCCTCTGGCAACAGCACCCCCTGCAGTTGAAATACCTGTTGTAGAACTTGCTTCTTGGAAGTGTCCTGATTGTACACCTGAGGAACAGTATGTCCTTGAGCAACTTCAGGTGCATACTAGAATCAAAGATAAGAATGCCCTTGCTACAATCATGGGTAACATCAAGCAGGAGAGTAAGTTCATCCCTAACATCTGTGAGGGTGGTGCTCGTGTCTCCTATGAGAACTGCTTGAGTGGCGGTTATGGTTTGATTCAGTGGACCAGTATTGGTCGCTATGATAACCTCGGTAGATTTTGTAATAAATATGGATGCGACCCCAGTAGTCTGGAAGGTCAAACTCGATGGATGATTAACGAACCTATCTTCCAACGCTATCTTCCTGAATTTGAGGGTAGTGGACTATCAGTCCATCAATACATGGTGCCTGCCTATTACTGGTTAGGATGGGGCATCAAGGGCAACAGGGAATTGTATGCCCATGACTATACAAAAAAATTCATTCTGTCATGATTAAAAACTATGTCTAAAGTTCCTGTCGATCAACTAAATGACTGGGGTCACAATGACCTAGATGGTTTTGCCAATTATATTGGCACCCCAATTCAGCATGTACAACAAATTTCCACAAAAAATCAAAAAACAATTAGTAAGGCAAATGGTACTGAGGAGGTTGACGAAGAAGAATTGAACTGATATAATCAACCTATGACTCAGTAGCTCAGCTGGATAGAGCAACTGCCTTCTAAGCAGTCGGTCGTAGGTTCGAGTCCTACCTGAGTCGTTTTAACATGTATCCCTTACCAGATTTAGAGTATATTTATCATACAATTATGGGAAGATTTTTTACAAAAGAAGAAATCAATCCATCTCTTAACCTATTGGCAAACAATTACGAAGCAGTTCGTGATGAGTTTCGATCAGTAAAACATCAATTGGTCTATACTAATTGGAGTGGTAATAATGGATATACTTCTATAGATAAAAATCCTTATGCTGGATGGAAAGTTGCTGCTCTCTTTGGGCAGTATCATCCTTCTATGGATCTAGCTCATCTTGAAGAAGTATATGATCAAGCAGTATATGTAAATCCTGAGTATGATATTATCTACACTCAGAATGCTGTTCGTATGCCAACTCTTTTTAATCTTTGCTTAGAAGCAGGGATACGTCAAAGATGTGGTATTAGTGTTCTTGATCCTGGAGTAGTTATTGATTGGCATACTGATCCAGATCCAGAGTACGATGAAGAGACTATCATTAGAGGTCTTTGGGGTATTGATGTTAACCCACAAGAACAAGAAGTATGTCAACTTTATTTGAACACTAAATCTGATGGAATTATAAATGAGAACTTTTCTCACAATAGATTCCATTTCTTTTGGGGAAGAACCCCTCATCATGTATTCAGTAACCTATCTACTCCTAGATATTGTTTATGCTTTGATAATCTTGTAGATAGACAAGGATTGCTCTAAATAATAATACTTTAGGTGAGGGTGATGAATCCAGTAATTTTAATCGGTTGCTTCACACCACTGGCGCTTATTTTTATAGTAATGAAACTTGCTGTGTGGGTATCTGCAGTTAACACAGAAAACTCTTATGTCGGAAAAGAACCTCTACGAAAACGAGGACCCTTTGTGGCAGATGCATATGCGGACGTTGATGAGAAGGAAGAGGAATATGGAGATCGCACAGACTATCGATGAAGCGATTAACGAATATTATTCGCTTCATAATCTACCCGTCCCCGATTGGAAACAAAAAAAAGACCCAGACTGGTGGGTCGAGTACCTTGAAGATCTAGGTATTGACAGAGATAATCCCTAGTGATATAATATGAGACGTAATGTCAATCCTCTATAGCTCAGTTGGTAGAGCGCGGAACTGTTAATTCTGTTGTCCCTGGTTCGAGTCCAGGTGGAGGAGTTTGCTCGAATAGCTCAGCGGTAGAGCACCTCCTTTACACGGAGATTGTCGGGGGTTCGATCCCCTCTTCGAGCATTCTAAGTTAAAGTGCCATGATAGTAAGATGTAAAGAATGTAACACTGAATTGTGTTCACATGTAGTAAAAACTGTGTGTTGTGGGTGCCCCAACATGACTACTCTTCGTGGGGATGTTATCTCTGCAAATGACTTGAATAAAGTAGTCATTATACAAAATATTAAAAATACTAAAAAACCAGATCTACCTGAAGTAGATAGATCCTGGCAAGAAAATCGTAGTAAAAGAAAGATTCGTAAATTAGATTTTGATGTTAGATAGGATGCATGTCTAAGTCATCTCCGATGACAGCGTATTGCATACCATCTTCTTTTACTTCTCCAAACTTAAAAACTTTTTTGGAGAGAACGCTTCTTTGGAATGTTCCTTCCTTCTCAGATTCTTCGGTGAATCCCATATCAAATTTTATTCCAAGAGGATGAGACACGATGATATCTCCTGGTTGACCTGTAATACCATCTAACCATTCTCCTTTTAGAATTAGTTTTCTAAATTTTTTGAATGAAGATACTACAATACGACCTCTCTCAGTTGCAGTAAATTCTGTAGGGTCAGTAATATATTCTGCTTCCCATCCCATTTCACCAAGTCGTCCTGGTTTGTCAAATTGAATATTTTTAATTAGACACTCCATACGGAAATCTAATTCATTTTTAGGAAGTCTATCAGTTAGATTTGCTTTGAGTTCTACATCAAGATAACTTTTTTTGGTGTAGAATGGTACGATGAAGGGGCAGATGTTAATCTCTTTATCACCAAAGACAAAGGGGATTTTTATTTGCAACTTCTGACCAGGTTCGTGCAACTCACTATCATCATTATACCCAAGTTCAGATAAATAATTATCTATGAGATTCATCAGATCAAGTTAGAATTTAAGCATATTATAGCATAAACCTTTGATTATTGTTGTATAATATCCTATATACTACTTTAAGAGTAAATTGCTAACAATTAATCAAGGAGATTAAAGATGGCCGCTGACAAGGAACTGTCTGATCTGTCATTAAGCAGAAAGGAATGTCTGAAGTGTGGTGCTGTTTGGATAAATGGTCAACACTTCTGGTCAACAGGCTCAAAAGGAGATGAAGCAGATCTTGCAGGTTTAGTATGTAATAAATTGGGTGATCAACAATGCATCAATCCCCAAAAAGGAAATGAATTTGGGGATACTTGGGAAAAAAGACTGGAATTTTTAAACAAACTCGATGCCGATAATGAATCTATTTGAAAGGAAAAAACCACCTAATTACATAACCAAAGAACAAGCACAGGAGATGATCGATGATGCAATACGAAAGCATAATCGTAATGCTGGAATTATCAGTATGTGTGTTGGTTGGGTTGTTCTCGCACTTTTTGCTGAGGGTCTTCTTCGACTTGTCGGAGTAATCCCACCACTTTTTGACTGGTTAAAGATTACTTTATAAAGATTAAATAAATTCAACTAAGTTTTATTATGTTTATTGACAGTGCCTATAGCAGAATTGATCCAAATATTTTTGTTGATAATTTAGAACAAATTAGATTAGATTATCTCCATGGTAGAGACATGGGGTATCTTATTGATTACTCTCATGAATATGATTTGACTGCAGATCCTGATAATGATTTTGTAGATTTTGATTTTAAATTAACTGAGGAAAGTTCTTGGAAGGTTTGTCCGTTAGTCTTTAATCGTAAGACTATAAAAATTCTTCCTAGGTTCTGTTCAGAATGTTTTACTACTAAATTGATTCTATCTCAACCAATCCTTCCTGTTCTTGCAGTATTCTCAATACTAGAACCTGATGTTGACTTAGAACCACATTCTGATGGGGATGAGAGAATTGATGAGAATTATCTAGAATCAAGTGTAATAAAGTATCACTTTAGTCTTGATATCCCAGACTCTGGTGAGTCTGCTTTGGTGGTTGATAATGAGAAGAGACTTTTATCTAATGGAGATCTAAATCTTTTTGATGAGAAGCAGTCTTTGCACTATGCATATAATCATTCTAAACATCGTAGAGGGGTTCTAATTGTCTCATATATAAAAGATGAAGTGTTGACCCAGCACTAATCCTCTGATAGAATGAACGGGATGTAGCTCAGTTTGGTAGAGCACTCGCTTTGGGAGCGAGACGCCGCAGGTTCAAATCCTGTCATCCCGATTCTCTTATATGCATGGAGATATGTACGTTTCTCAGTATAAACAAATACCTACCGACAATGTTCACTATGAGGGTGATCATTTAGTCGCTGATACCCCTGTAATGTATTACACTGAGGTTATTCCAGACATCATTGTGGATACAATGAGGGAAGAACTTCTTGAGATGGAGAAGTTTAAAGTTGATTTTGAAGATGCTCACGTTGGTGGAGAGAGTTTTGGGAGAGAGAATAAATCAATCCGAAATTCAAAACTACAATGGTGGTATGAAAGTCATTGGGCATGTAGTATCATGTCTCACTACATTGGAGTAGCAAATAAAAATAATTGGGAATACGATCTTCAGATGTTGGAGAGTATACAGATATCTGTCTATGAAAAAGATGGTCACTATGATTGGCATAGTGACTACGGTACAGCAGATAATCCAGATGTAACTAGAAAATTAAGTGCAAGTCTTCTTGTAAGTGATCCATCTGAATATATTGGTGGTGATTTAGAATTTATTGATTACCATGGAAATATAGTTAAAGCACCAAAAGGAAAGGGTAGTATAATTGTATTTGACTCTAGGGTTCCTCATAGAGTAACTCCAGTTACTCATGGTAGACGTGTTTCTTTAGTTACTTGGATGAATGGACCAAAGTTGCGATGATTAAAACTCCTTGGCCAAGATTTGTAGACACACCTTTTAAAAAAGTAAAGTTGCCCATAGAGATGCAGTATGATATTAAGACTGCATATAATATGTGTAGATTTAATAGGGTTGTGTATGCTGAAAATGACTGGGATTATGATTACCAAGCCTTTGTTGCTGATGGAACTGTTGGACTATTAAATTCTAACAAACCTTTTTGCTTAGTATCTGATGTTCCTACAGAGTGGTTTTTGAGATGGGAAAAGGTATTAAGACCAATAGCAGAAGAGTGGTGTGGCACTGAATTGGAATTTGTAAATGCTTACGGTGTTAGATCTTATGTTCGTGATTCTATCTTAAATGTTCATAGAGATAATCCACGTACTCATGTGATCAGTGCAATTATATTTGTCGATGAGTATCCAGGCAAAGTTCAATGGCCACTAGATTTTGTTGATCATGACAAAAAGCATCATCAGGTCACGTTTGAGCATGGAGATATGCTATTATATGAGAGTCTATGTCCACATGCGAGAGAGACTCCATTCATGGGAGAGTTTTACAGAAATCTCTACTATCACTGGAAACCTGTTAATTGGGATCCAGAACCATACTTGGGTAACAAACTTAAGTATTCCTCCATACAAGAAGCAGTAAACGAAGACTAACATGGAAATTTTTACAATAGAAGAGTTCCAGGAAAGATGGGACGAACTAATTGGAAGAGTTGAAAATGGTGAAAAACTTGGTATCATTAATGAGAGCGGTCAAGCAGCAATCATGATGCCTATAGAAGAATACCATGCCGCCAAAGATGAACTTACGCGAATACATACAACACACGATGATGCTTCCTAAGGGACTGTCGCCTAACGGTTAAGGCCCACTGCTTATAACGGTGTGACCTGGGTTCAACTCCCAGCAGTCCTATTGGGGGATTAGCAATCTGGTGAATGCAGCGAACTCATAATTCGCCTAAGGCGAGTTCGATCCTCGCATCCCCCACTTGACGAATTGCCGTCAAACCTTTAGAATGTTATTGTCAACCAAACAGACAAATGACGATCACTGTAAAGTTCAAGAAGGACATCGGCATTCTCCATGCTGCTGCCACAGGTAAAATTTTCCTTGATGTAAAGAACCCAAAACTCTTCAAAAAGGTTCGTCGTTATTATGAAAATAACGGTGTTGTTTTCTCTGGTGATGCTCTTGATGATTATGATATTCTTATGGAATCTTTAGCATCAGATCTTGATACTTCGGAGGTTGTGCGTGAAGTTTCCTAGTTAATAAACTAGGTGGTGGAGTCAATTACCCCTTCCGTGTGGTTGGTTTGTTACTTCCAACTGAATAAAAGTAACACAACATTTTAATTAAATATAGATGGCAGATCAGAATCC